TTCCAGACTAGTACTTCCTATTCGGTGACCAGGATTTCTCCTCGTCAGTACTAACCTAGTTCTCAGTTACGACGCTCGTCATAACACTCCTCCTATGAGGTTTGTTAAACCGGTTGTCTCCGGTGGGACTCAACCACGAGCCAACTACTCCCACTTGACCCTCCCTTCGACCCAATGACTTAAAGTCTTTGGCCGAGGGGGAAGGCAAGGTTCCAAGCCGTATCGATGTTCGAGCGGCTCGGAATGGGGGTAGTTAGGGAGAACGTAAGAGAATCTCTTTCGTTCAACCTCTGACCGTACGTTCCTATACTGACCCGGAATACCGGGTTGTCTCGCGACCTTTTTACGGAAGCGAAACACGGCCTTTCTTATAGAAGGGACGGAGTTTGGAACGATGGGAGCTCTGTAAAAGAACTCCCACCCGATCAGAGGGGCAGCCAACTTGTCGCACACCTCCACAATAGTTGGGAGGCGTTCGCCAGTTTGACTGTAGGCAGAATGCGTGATCATCGGCGGTTCAGGAAGCTCCAGGTCCTTTACGTCTTCCGGCTGTAAAGCCAGAAGCAAATCGTAGAAGGCCCGGTACTCATCTTGAGCAGCTTTAACCTTTCTCAGCTCGTCCGCACCTATGGCGCGGAAGTTCTGGAAGGGAGATGTCAATATTGCCAAGCCTGTACCAGTTGCCAATCGCAGCTGGTCCAAACTTGACATATATGTAAGCCACTTGAAGTGGTCTTGCATCGCAACCTTCGGGTACTTCGGGTGAGATACTCCACCGAAGTCAACCGGCGCGCCGATGGGGAGACCCATAAGGAACGCCGCCCGTTGGTACTGCCTGTAAGGGCTGTACGCCCACAGGCCCTCCTTTCTGGCGGATCTTCCACGGGACCGATACTGCTGAATGACAGTCAATGACTGATTCATCCAGTTGATCGAGCCCTTGGAGCCGCCAGGCGGGGCCGCCCAGTTGCTAAGGAAGGTAAACTCAATGGGAATTCCCTCAATTAGAGGGACTTCACAGAAGAGTGCTTTCTTAGCATGGCAGTAAGTCTTCTTTTTAGAGATCTTACCACCTAATGAGCCCATTTTGGACTCATACCGGGCGACCTTCTTCGGAGGGAATCGGGAAAAGAGTGCGTCGTCCCCCGTTAATCTCCCGTCTGTATCTGAGTGCCCTGCGCAATTTGCACAGTAGGCCGACATCAGAGGCAGAAGAGGGAATGACGTGGGATCACCCATCATGGCACCGCCGCTCGTCCGGATCGAATATTTCGAGTCCTGAAGGCGGCGGAGCCAAGAGAGGTAGTCCTCGAGGTACTTCTTTGCAATGCATTGAATTCCCTCGGGGATGAACACACC